TACAAGGTCGCGCTTGGGATGGTCTAATGCTTACCCCGAAGAATTGGTCATCATTCCAGCACTATAAAGACAGGTCCCCTTCGTGGATTAAACTCCACAAGGGGCTGCTGGATGATTTTGAGTTTAACCGCTTGCCGCTTGCTAGCAGGGCGCTAGCACCGATGCTTTGGCTGCTAGCGAGTGAATACGAAGACGGCAACATAACAGCCAGCACAGACGAAATTGCGTTTCGCTTCCGGTTGACAAAGAGCGACCTCGAAGACGCACTAAGCCACTTGATTGATTCAGGTTTCTTTATCGCTAGCGGGCCGCTAGCAGAACGCAAGCAGAGTGCTTGCCTAGAGAAAGAGAACAAGAAAGAAGAGAAAGAGACAGACTCTCGGTCGGTCGCGAAGGCGACGCGACCCAGCGCGAGCCGTTTTGATGAGTTTTGGAAAAGCTATCCGCAACGTGAGGGGCCGAATCCGCGCAAACCCGCTGAAGACCGCTTCAATTCGCTGGTGAAATCTGGCGTTGATCCGCAAACCATGATCGACGCGGCGAAGTCGCTTTGCGAAGCGGAACGCCAGCGCGGCAATCTCAAAACCCGCTTTATCCCCCAAGCTCTCACATGGCTCAACCAGCAACGATGGTCAGACCACGCAGCGGTAGCGATGGTGCAGGCACTGGCGGCCTCGGATAGCTTCTCGAAGAAGGTTCACGTCAAGGCCGAAACCCCGCAATGGGCTGCTTGGACGGCTCATCTTGGGAGGGAAATGCCACGTGATAAAAACTTCGGCTGGTATTTCGAGGGTGAATGGCCGCCGGGACATCAGGCCGCAGCGGCAGCATAGGAGCGCGAGAATGAAAGCAAAGTGTGTGTCATGCAAGTTTGTGGGCGACATTGAGAGCCATCTCGGTTGCCGCAGAAATCCACCCATTCCCGAGCGCGATCTGGACGTTGCCAGTGAAACGTATGGGATGCTTGTCGGCATGTGGCCGCTTGTGAAGCCGGACGATGTTTGCGGTGAGTTTCGTGCCGTTGTTGATCTCTGATGCGCGGTAAATACACGTCAACAGATTATGCGGGGGTGTGAAGATGGAAGATCAACGCAAGGTGCGAGCAAAAGCCAAAAACTCGGTCACCGGTTTCGGAGCGTGGGCGATCCTGATTCTGTTCTGGGTATTTTGGGGGCAGAGCGGATGGTATCGTATCGACTGCGCTTTGGGCGTCAGTAAGGCCTGCGATCTAATCCAGACCGAGTATGTCAAAAAGGCCAACCCATGAGACAAGGCCGCAAGCGCAAACAATCCATCACACTGGCGCCAGAACTGATCGACGTTCGCGAGATCGAGCATCGCCTCATCCGGGCATTCCGCACATTGCGAGCGCTTCCCGATCCCGAGCGCCGGTTCTTCAGCCAGAAATCTGCATGGCCCGAGGTGCTTCAATCCGTTGAGGAGGCATATGGATACACCGAAGCGCGAATGCCGAGGTTTCGACCGACTCCGTTCGACTGCGGCGACTATCTAACAGCGCTCGACTGGGTGAGGGGCATGGATGCGCCGGCAGTCCGGTTGATCGTAGCTCGCTCGTTCGATTTTTCCTTCCACCAAATGGGGCGGAAGATCGGGAAATCAGCCGATACCGCAGGCCGCTATTATAAAGACGCGATCCGATATGCATGGGCGATGGCGAATAATCTTGCCAGTGAGAACAAAACGGGAAAATCAACAGATACGCCAATGACTTACAGAAAACCACAATATATGGTGTTTGGGGGTTGACATCGTGCGGCATTTGCGGCATATTCGAGCCATTCACAAATAGGATCGGGAGAAGTGCGTCGGATAGCGCGCCCCCCGTTTAATATAGGCTCTGCCTGTAGGCAGTACGTATGTGTGCCGCATCTAGTTCAGCCCGGGTCGGCCTCTGACATTTCTCGTCATGCTCCCGGGCTTAGTCTTTTCTAGTTCAGCCAGCCTGACAGGTGAGGGGACGCAAAGCCCCGCAAGCCTGCACTTTGCGACTGGCTGATTCAATTTGCGGCGGCGTGGAAAATCGCAGACACGCACCCTTTCTAGCGAAGGGTGGAGAGAGCGAAACCTGTTGGGCGGCTTATGCCGAGTAGACACAGGATAAGCGCAGCCACTTAGCCGGAAGTCGAGCGACCGGCCCGCAAATATCTAACCCGTCCAGCCTAATCGCTTGGCGGGTTTTTCTTTGACCGAGGACGGAACGGCCTCCCGTCACGCTGTGATGACGACAGCAAAGTACCTGGCTCGCACTCATGGTGAGCAGGGAAGAGATGCAGGTGTGGGCGCCCTGCCGGTCAATTCAATCGGACGGCGCGCTGGTCATGCCATCGCTCCTCACACCTTGCACTCCCCTTGCTCAGTGGGAGCTAGATGCTGAGTACTGGCTGTCGCCGTCCGAGCAACATGGTTTAGCGAAATGAAATCAATCAGCCATTGGGGCTTTATCGAGGTTCCGAGTTATCGCTCGACTTACGATGAATGGCGTTTGGCTGAAGCTTTCTGGCGATGAAACCCTACACCGTATCTGGCAACCTTATCTGCGTAGACTTCAGCACGGCGAATGAACCAGATCCAACCACATCAATTCTACCTGCACTCTGGCAATCCATTTCCGGCCAACTAGACGCATACGATCAACTCAACGATTCCGGCGAGATGCTTCACATGAGCCCGCCTTGTGATGTTGAGCCTAATGGCTGCGCATGAATAACGACATGAACGATAAGCCAATCCCTGAACAGGATGAGAAGACTGGCCGATTTGTAACGGGCAATATCGGCGGCGGTCGCCAGAAGGGTTCGCGCAATAAGCTGGGCGAGGACTTCATCGCAGCGCTGCACGCGGACTTCCAGGAATATGGTATGGCGGCGAATCCAAACGGTCCGGCTGAAAAGCCTGATGCTTACATCAAGGTCATCGCCTCGATCCTTCCGAAGGAACTTAAGATCACCAATGAATCCGATCTGACAGATGACGAGCTTATCAAGCGCATCCGGCAGCTCGACGACATCATTCGACCTTTCCTTGGTTCTGAGGGAGCGGGCGGCGTTGGCGTCGGAGATCAGCCGGCGCCTGTCACGCACTAGGCTAAATCGCTACCAGCCGTATCCGAAGCAGGAGGCCTTCCACGCTGAGGGCGTTCAGCATCGTGAGCGGCTTCTCATGGCAGGCAACCAGCTTGGCAAGACATACAGCGGTGCTGCTGAACTGGCCTATCACCTAACTGGGCAGTACCCGGATTGGTGGGGCGGCAGGCGCTACGACAAGCCTGTTCGGTCATGGGCTGGATCGAAGACCGGCGAGGTAACGCGAGACGGTGTTCAGCGCCTTTTAGTTGGCGAGCCAAAGGATCGATCAGCATGGGGATCTGGAATGATCCCCGGAGATGCGATCATTGACACCTCGTCACGTATGGGTGTGGCGGACGCTATTGACAGCGTTCTTATTCGGCATGTGTCTGGCGATAATTCGACGCTGGGTTTCAAGTCGTATGACCAAGGCCGTGAGAAGTGGCAGGGCGAAACGCTAGACGTTGTGTGGTTCGATGAAGAGCCTCCGATGGATATTTATATGGAAGGCCTGACGCGCACCAATGCGACTGGCGGCATGGTCTACCTGACGTTTACGCCGCTGCTGGGCATGTCCGACGTGGTTCACATGTTCATCAAGGATTGCGGGCTTCTATGATCTCATGTTCGCATTGGGGCCTGTTCGACGCTGGCGGCGATGAGAACATAACTTTGCTGGTTCAAGACAGCAGGGGCACGTTTACTTGGGACGGGTGGCTGAAGCTGCCGCCATGTCTAATGGTTCCCAAGCCTTGGTGGCGTGATTGAGCCGTTCAATCGTTCGCATGACGATTGAGGACGCGGCCCATTACACACCAGAACAGCGCGCGGCCATCATCGCGAGCTATCCAGAGCATGAACGGGAAGCTCGGGTTCAGGGTATCCCAACGCTCGGGAGCGGGCGGGTCTTTCCGGTTAAAGACGAAAACATTGCAGTTGAGGCCTTCAGCATCCCAAAGGATTGGGTGCGCATCAACGGCTTGGACTTCGGCTGGGATCATCCATTCGCGGCGGTAAGTGCTGCGTGGGATCGGGACGCTGACGTTTGGTATGTCACGACCTGTTACCGCGAGAGCAAGTCAACGCCGGTTATCCACGCCGCCTCGATCAAGCCATGGGGTGAATGGATACCGTGTGCATGGCCTCACGACGGCCTACAGCACGACAAGGGTTCGGGCGAGCAGCTTGCAACGCTGTATCGCGACCAAGGATTAAACACGTTGCCTGACCGCGCCACGTTTGAAGACGGCGGCAACGGCGTTGAGGCTGGTGTTATTGAAATGTTGGACCGGATGCAAACGGGCCGCTTCAAGGTGTTCTCACACCTGAATGAGTGGTTCGAAGAGTTCCGGCTATATCACCGCAAGGACGGCAAGATTGTGAAAGAGCGAGACGATCTACTGTCGGCCACGCGGTACGGAGTCATGATGAAGCGATTTGCCGAGCCTGAGCCGTCTCATCGCGAACGGGCACCGCGTCGTAGCGCTGGATGGATGGGCGCCTGATGGCTGATGCGTCGGTGATGTCTGGTCTCCAGGATTTCTACAATTCGCTGATGAACATTTTCCCCGCAGCGTCACACTCAACGGCTGGCAATGCTGGGATGGTGTCGCCGGAAGATGCCTTGCTCGCTCACCAGAAGATGCTTCAGCAGCGCGGGGCGACTGATATTTACACGGTCAACCCCGGCAGGCTTTGGGGCGGATATGACAAGAACAATTTTGAGCCGCAGGATCTGATGAATTACAACGGCGCGCCTTGGGCGAAAGCTACTAGCACCTAATGGCAGCAGAACATTACGACGCAGACGCCAACCCTAACAAGGACGGCGATAGCAAAGCTGCGTCCAAATCCGAGTGGGAGAAAATCCACGAAGAAGCATTGCTTGAGTACGACCGCGACTACGCGCACGAAAAGAGCAATATCGACGATGCCTACGAAGACTTACGTTTCCGTCGTGGCCGGTTGACCGATCAATGGTCGCCAGATGCCCTAGAAGCCCGCAAGGGCAGGCCGTGCCATGTTGTAAACAAGCTGCCGCAGTTTGTCCGTCAGGTCACGGGCGACATGCGCCAATCCCGTCCCGGTATCAAGGTTGTGCCGGTAGATGATGGGGCAGATGTAAAGACCGCCGAGGTTCGCGGCGGCATGATCCGCTACGTCGAGAACCGATCCAAGGCCAAGCACGTTTACACGACCGGGGCGGATAGTCAGGTCACATGCGGCATCGGTCATTGGCAAGTTGATACCGAGTACGCGAACGAAAGCACGTTCAACCAAGAGATTCGCATCAAGGGCATTGAGGACGGCGTATCTGTCGTCTGGGATGCCGATGCTTGCCTGCCTACCAAATCCGATGCGGACCATGTGTTTGTTCCCGTCGATATGACGCGAGCGAAGTTCAAGCGCAAATGGCCGGATGCGGTTGAGAGCGGTTTTGATACTACTATCGGCGGCGCTATTACATCTGGCGCGTTCGATAATTGGCAGAGCGACGATACCATTCGCGTCGTCGCCTATTGGAAGAAGAAGCCAATCAAGCGCACGCTTGCGCTATTGCCGGATGGTTCGATTGAAGACCTGACCGATCAGGTCAAGGATATTCCGAAGGAGCAAATTCAGGAAGGCCTGAACTTCCTGCGCGATCAGAAACAGGCTCGCATCGAGGAGCGCGACAGCTATCGTGTCTGCCGTTATCTGATGACGATTGCGGAGATTCTGGAAGAGCGTGAATGGCCGGGAATGCACATCCCGATCATTCCTGTGATTGGCGAGGAGGTCCGCGTCGGTCGTGATGTGTACCGGCATGGCATCGTGCGCTATGCCCGCGATCTTCAGCGCATGGTCAACTATTACGCCTCGGCTGAAACTGAGGTTGTTGCCCTTCAGCCCAAGGCACCATGGATCGGCACGAAGAAGCAGTTCCAGGATAACTACGACCTCTGGGAAACGGCGAACACCGAGAACCATCCGTTCCTTGAGTACACGGTTGACATCGGTGCTGGAGGCCCGCCGCAGCGTGTAGCACCTCCGGTTGCATCACAGGCCATCACGCAAGGTGGTGTAGCTGCTTCCGAGAACATGAACGCCGTCATTGGCATCTATCCTGCAAGCCTTGGTGCCAAGTCAAACGAGACGAGCGGTATTGCCATTGCCCGCCGTGACCAGCAGGGCGATACCGGAACATTCGTCTATCACGACAACTTTGCTCTCTCGATTGAGCGCACGGCTGAGATTGTCAACGAGTTGTTCCCGAAGATTTACGACACCCAGCGGATGATTCAAATACTCGGCGATGACGGCAAGCCCGACATGGTTGAGATCAACAAGCCGTTTGTGGAAGACGGCGTTGACAAGATCCAGCACGACATGAGCGCAGGCTCTTATGACGTTGTGATGGAGCAGGGACCGTCCTACGCCACCAAGCGTGAGCAGGCTCAGGATGGCATGACGGAGTTCATCCGCGCCTTCCCGCCCGCCGCTCCTGTCATGGGCGACATCTACGCAAAGTCGATGGACTGGCCGCACGCTGAGGAGATTGGCGAACGGTTGGAAGAACTCCTGCCGCCTCCTATCCGCGCCAAGATGCAGGCCGACAAGCAGCAGCGTGAGCAGGCTTCAGGTCAGCCGCCTTCACCTCAGATGCAGCAGGAAGCGCAGGCTCAACAGCAGCAGCAACAGGCCGCCCAGAAGGCGCAGGCCATGCAGGAGGCTGAAGCACAGGCAAAGGTCGAGAAGGCGCAAGCGGAGGCGGAAACCGCCAAGCAGAACGCCCGCAAGACAAAGGCAGAGGCTGATAAGGCTGAAGCCGATGCACAGACTGCCAAGGCTAACTTTGCCAATGCGACGATGGATCATCTCCGAACTATCGAGAAGCACGGCATTGATATGGATCGCGGCGAGCAGACGCATGCCCGCGATCATGCCCACACGATGGACCGTCACGGCGCCGAGATGATCGAACGAGGTCTAGCCGCCAATCGTGCCGGTGAGGTTCATGCCAATTCCATGCAGCCGGTTGAGGAAGAACCAGCGCAATAAGTTTCGCATCAGTCCAGCGGGTTCGCTGCCGGGCCATAGCGATTAGTCAGCCGCTCATTAGGGCGGCTTTTTTCATGAGAAAAGCATGTCAGGAACCGACGAGCAGGCGGTAGCGCCGGCTGAGGACGCTGTTGTTAACGACGGCATTATTGATCTCGACGCCAAGCCGGAAGCGGCTGAAGCCGAGGTAGTTGATGGCGAAGAAAAACCGGAAGGCGAGGCAGAAGCAGCCAAACCAGAAGGTGAAGACGACAAGCCCAAGAAACCAAGCGGGGCACAGCGGGCGAAGATCAAGGAGCAGCGTCTCCTTAGTGAACTCAGCGCCGCTCAACAGAGAATTGACGAATTAACCCGTTCTGCACCGGCTCAAACGGCTGGCGAGACGGATGACAAGCCGCCGCGTGAGGAAGACTTCAACGGTGACTACTTCGCATGGCAGCGCGCACTGACGGCCCATGAGGCTGGCAAAGCGGCGCGGGAAGCCATCGAGAAGCAGTTCCGCAATAAGGAAGATTCCGAGCGTTCAACCAAACAAGCTGAAATCGTTCGTGAACGTGCAGTTGCACATGCCGAACGAGTCGAAGACGCGCGCGAGGTAATTGCGGACTTCGATAAAGTCATGGAAGCGATGAAGGGCGTCAACGTCCGGCAGGATGTGATCGATGAGATCATGCAGTCGGATAGCAGCGCCGTTCTGACGTACCACCTCGCAAAGCATCCCGACAAACTATTCGCAATGAACGCGATGACGCCGAAGGAGCTGGCCCGTGAAATGGGACGGCTGGAAGCGACTGTTCAATTGCCTTCACCCAAGAAGCAAACAACAGCTCCAGCCCCGTTATCCGCCATCAAAGGCGGTGCCAGCCCTTCAAGCGCGGAAAGCGAATTGAACAACTGGCTCAAGAAAACATACGGGTAAGGAGCTTGACCTTAAAGGTTCAAGTCAATGTCTAATACTACTCTTTCGGCATCAATCGTCGCGAAAGCCTCGCTGGCGATCCTCGAAAACGAACTGACGATGGCGAACGCCGTCTATCGTGGTT